GATATGTTGCTTGAGGTCGTAGCCGAATTGGAGCGCGATCCCGAGCAGGACTTCCTCGGTGAGCTTTTTATGGCACTCGGCCTCGGAAACGAATGGAAAGGACAGTTCTTCACTCCGTACAGTGTCTGCAGGGCGATGTCCGCGATGACCTATGCGCCTGATATGACGGCGCAGATAGAAAAGCAGGGCTGGGTGTCCGTGAACGACCCCGCCTGCGGAGCCGGTGCGCTGCTGCTCGCATTCGCCAATGAGTGCCGGAGACAGCATATCAACTATCAGACCTCGGTGCTGTTCGTGGCGCAGGACATAGATTTCCTCGCCGGGTGTATGTGCTACATCCAACTGAGCTTGCTCGGCTGCCCCGGCTATGTTGTCATTGACGACTCCCTCCTGCGCCCGTCCGTCAGCTACGACGCCCGCGGTCTGCTGCCAAAGGACGGCCCGCAGGTCTGGTACACGCCGATGTATTTCCGCGATGTCTGGCACTACCGCCGCATCGGGGCGCAAATGGATCTCCTGTTTCGGAACGCGGCAGAGCAGGTACCGGCAGAGCCGCCGGCGCCTGCCGCGCCGCCGGAACAATCTCAACCGCTGGCGGAAACGAAAACCGGCCAGCTCACTCTATTTTGATGGGAGGGAACGGAATGCGGCAGCCGCCGCCTCTCGGGAGCCGGACATGGAAGCCCGAGGAAGAAGATTATTTGATGGAAAAGTGGGGGCAGATTTCTGTTCCGGCCATCGCAAAGAAACTCAATCGTACCACAAACGCCGTCAAGGTCAGAGCTCAGCGTCTGGGTTTAGGCGCGGTATTGATGGCCGGCGAGTATGTCACTCTAAATCAACTCCTGCTGGCGGTGAACGGAGGAAGCAGCTCCTACGGCTACAAGATGAAAAGCTGGGTCGAAAATCGCGGCTTGCCCGTCCACACGAAAAAGGTCAACCGCTGCAGCTTTCGTGTGGTCTACATTGAGGAGTTCTGGGAGTGGGCCGAGCGGTACCGCAGCTTCATCGACTTTTCCAAGATGGAGCCGTTGGCGCTCGGCGAGGAGCCGGACTGGGTAGCCGAGCAGCGCAAGAAAGACTTTGAGGCATACGCCATTCAGAGGAAAGACCCGTGGGGAGAGGACGAGGACTCTCGGCTGAAGATGCTGCTCAGTAAGCACAGGTACTCATGGGCAGAAATTTCCGAGATGATGCATCGTTCTCACGGTGCGATCGCACGCCGTTGCCGCGACCTCGGCATCAAGGATCGCCCCGTTTCGATGGAGCTGACCGGCAAGCGTGGCACATGGACCAGCGAGGATTTTGAAATACTGGCAGACGGCATCCGCCACGGCGACAGCTACGCTGCCATAGGCAAGGCGGTCGGCCGTTCCGAAAAGTGTGTCCGATCCAAGGTCTACAACGATTATCTGACCGAGAACGCCGACAAGGTGCGGGAAATGCTCGGTGATGGCTCGTGGGGACACGGTGCGCCGGAAATGGACGTCCGTCATGGCTTCTATATCTCCCGCACCCGCCATCAGGTCAGGCGTGACCTATCCGCGCTGGCAACGGTCCTTCGTAAGCGCATGAACGATCTCGGCTATGATCCTTACTGGCAGCGGTTTATGTGCATGAATTGGGACGACATTGGCGGATGCTCCGCAGGGTGTACGGATTGCGACAGCTGCACAGCATTCCGGCGTATTCAGCCTCAGTATTGCGCACGGTGCGGCGGCACCTTCTACGAGCGCAAGGAAAACCGCTTCTGTGCGGCCTGCCGCACCGCGAGGAAGAAGCAGGCCCAGCGGCACTGGTGCCGCGTGAACGGCATGAGCCGAAAATAATAAACTGTCCCAGCCGAGGGGCAAAGCTCGGCGTAAGAAAGGAGCGTTTTATGGCAGAAATCAAGTACATTCCGGTCAGTAAACTGTGGAGGCATCCCGATAACCCCCGTAAGGACCTGGGCGATGTGACCGAGCTGGCCGAGAGCATCAAGGTCAACGGCGTACTCCAAAACCTCACCGTTGTTCCGCTGATCGGGGAAAACACGAAGAAGTGGGACGGAGAAAGCTACCGCGTTATCATCGGCCACCGCCGTCTTGCGGCCGCAAAGCTGGCTGGTTTGGAGGAGCTTCCCTGCGTCGTGGTCGAGATGTCGGAGCGGGAGCAGCTGAGTACGATGCTCACGGAGAATATGCAGCGGTCCGATCTGACGGTCTATGAGCAGGCGCAGGGCTTCCAGATGATGCTTGACATGGGCGATACCGTCGAGGACATCGCGGAAAAGTCCGGCTTTTCCGTTACTACCGTCCGGCGCCGTGTGAAGCTCCTGGAACTGGACAAGGACAAGTTCAAAAAGTCCGAGGAGCGCGGCGTCAGCCTGTTCGAGTACATGGAGCTGGAGAAGCTGAAAAGCCCGGAACGCAAAAATGAGATGCTCGACTACATCGGCACCGAGAACTTCAAGTACAAGCTGAAACAGGCTATCGATGCCGAGGCCACAGCCGAGCGCAAGGCGAAATGGGTGGAGCTGTTGAGTGCTTTTGCTACGCAGGTGGAGAGCCGCACGGGATATAGGACGGTCAAAAGTGACTATGTCAGCAGCAAGATTGAGATGGAACGCCCCGATGACGCTGATACCGTTGAATACTTCTTCTGCATTGAAAAGTGGGGCTATATCGCGCTGATGGTCAAGGACGAGCCTACTGCTGCCACGCCAGAAGAGGAGGCGAAGAGGCGCGAGGAGCAGATGAAACAGGAGCGAAAGGACGCCGCAGAAAAGGCGCTGTCCGAAGCAACCGCCCGCGCCTATGAGCTTCGCGCCGACTTCGTGGCTACCGTTTCCGCAGCCGCCATCAAAAAGCGCCTTGCGGATGTCGTGGCGCTGTGGGCCTACGCCGAATACTGGGACGATACCAGTTGGCTCACCGAAGAGGAAATCGCGCAGGCTACCGGCGCCGAGACCCTTGCCGAAGATGACGAGGACGGCGAGGACGATGCCGCATTTACGCTCCAGGCCGTGACCGACGCGATCGGCAAGACGCCTGAAAAGGCGCTCCTGCGAATGATCTATGCGCGCCTGGGCGATGGCAAATCCGAGGGCTATTTCCGCAGCTACTGGAACAGCTACACCATGAAGCATGAGGAAAACGAGAAGCTGGACCGCATCTATGCGCTGCTCGTCAAGCTGGGCTACGAGATGTCCGACGACGAAAAGGCGCTTCAGGACGGAACACATGAGCTTTTCGGGGAGGCGACCGGCGAATGAGAGCATCTACCTGCAAAGGCTGCGGCGCAGCTATCGTCTGGATCAGAACACCAGGCGGGAAGTCCATGCCGTGTGACGCCACCCCGCGCTATTACATCGAAAAGCCCCGATCCGGCAGTAAAAAGATCGTCACGCCTAACGGCGAGGTCATTTCCTGCGAGTACACGGAAGATCCTCACAAGGCCACCGGCACCGGCTTTGCTCCCCACTGGGGGAGCTGCCGGGCGGCAGGCAGCTTCAGAAAGTGAGGGTGGCAGTGGTATCTCTGTTTATCTTCATTCTTGTATTGCAGTGCGTGAGTCAAGAAAGGCTACCCGCCCCTACAGTGGAAGAGTTCGCGTCAATGGCGCTGTGGGTGCTCTGTGACATTGAGTTATTGAAGCTTGTGTTTGGAAAGCGATAAGGAGGCACAAAATGCGACAGGAAACATATCAACGAGGAATATCTGGTGAAAAATATGGCATTTGGAACTGCCAGAGTAAAGAGTTTCAGTTTGGGATTTCTGAGGACACCCCTATGCTTGCTGTTGCTCGGCTTCACCAGAAAATCGGCAATGATGCGCGGAAATGGCGTTTTGAACCGCGCCCACTTCCGCACACCGAAAAGGAGAATTGAATGGGAAAGTTTGAAGAACTGCTCGATTTTATCAATGAGCTGAATGAGAACGGGCGCATTCCGTACGATGATTACAGTCGCCTCTTCGATTTGGCTTACGAGCTGGGCGAAGCGGAGAATGCCCTTGGCGCAGCCAAAGTCGATATTGCCGCCTTGCTGTGGCTGAATGGCAACTGCGAATACTGCGAACACGGGGAGAAAGAGGAATTCAGCGGTGCGAACAGGTGGCATTGTCAGCTTGGAAACGGCGTAGACTGCCGCCCCGTATGGCGCGGCGTCGTAACAAAAGACTCCCTGCTCGAGATACATAAGGCAAACCCGACTTTGCTTCGTGCAAAGCCCAGCCGCGCGGAGACTATGTTCGGGCCGAAAGAGATCTGGGCTATCCCTGATAGAGCAGAAGTCGAGGAGACCACGCCGAAGACATACAAGGGGTTTCTGCTTATTCGGTGCACACAGTGCGGAGATTTGCGAGGCTTTTGTGTCAAACAGCCTATCTCGTCTTATCGGTGTGCGGCCTGCGGTGGAGAAACGCCGCTGCACGATCTCACGTCGGCGCACATCCGCTGTAAGTGCGGGAAGAGCTTCAAGTATCGAACGAATATTGAAGAGGACAGTATCACCTACAACTGCCTTTCCTGCGGCGCGCCGGTCGATCTGGTCTATAACAAGAAAGCT